CAGTCATCTCCTTGTTGCTGATCACCCTGCCGTTGTCGCCCGGTATCATGTACTGCTTACCGGTACTGGCCTGGTAGATCTCCGGCATGCCGCCTTCGCCGACCTGATACATCCCACCAGCCGAGACAGGCCCGCCGTTTTTACGTTTACCTGACAGTGCCAGGATGCCAGCCATCGCACCAAGACCAATAGCCACTGCACCGCCGAATGAAGCCACGGAGGACATGATGGCCGCCGGAGTCCATGCCGCCGTTGTGGCCGCCGCCGCCGCTGTAGATGTCGCTGTCGTGGTTGCGATGCCTGCCGCCTGTGCGGTGGTGGATGCTGCAACCGCCGCGGTAGTGGCCGTCTGGCCCATAATGGCCGACTTAACCCACTCGACGCCCATCTGCACAAAAGTGTTTACTAGGCTATTTAAAACAGTTCTTCCTAAAGATTTAGCTGCCTCTTCAGCGTCCATGCTTTTGGTGATAAGACCAGTCAGAGTGTTAGAGGCATTATTGCCGAATGCGGTAAATGCCGCCGCTGCTGCCTGAGTGGCCGCGTTCTGTTGCGCCCATTCTTCCCACATTGCAGCGTTACGCTGATCACGATACTGCTGCTCAATAGCGGCACGCGCTGCCTCAGCCTCCCCGATCTTCTGCGGGTAAAGCTGGGCGTAAAGCTGGATGTCAGCAATGTCTTTCTGATACTGGCTATCCAGCCCGGCAGTTTTGCTGGTTTTACCCTGGATGGTACTGAACTTATTGGCAGACTCTGTGCGCTCCCGTTCAGCCTTGGCCTGCTCACGCAATGCGTTGGCATTGTCCCAGGCTTTTCCTGCCAGTTGACCGGCCAGCAGAAGTTGTTCCTGCGTGGCTGTGTTACCGAGAGACTGTTGCGCATTAAGCACGGCCTGCGCTCTCGACAGTTCACCGACACTGCCAGCTGACAGCTCGGCCTTCTGCCTCAGTTCATCAAGCTTTTGATTAACAGATTCTTGAGCTTTGGCGTATTGCTCAGCTTCTTTCTGTGCCGCAGACTTTCCGCCTTTCGCTTTGCTGCCAGTAGCTGAGGCGGTCGTTTTAATCTCGATCGGCTTTGTGTTTGCCGCGGTCTGTGATGCTTTGGAAACAGCGGCCAGGTCGCCAACCAGCATGGCGGCTTTATTGCTTAGCCCGGCCAGCGCTTTGTTTTGCGCCTCCCAGCCATCAAGCCCAAGCCATGACCAGGTTCGCGCCCGGCGGGTAAACATCTCTGCTGTGCTGTTCAGATCCGATATCTGAGCATCTGCCGACGCCGCTTTACCCACCAGCCGGTCGAGTGCAGCAGTCATTGAGTCGATAACCGCAACCAGCCCTGTGCTTGCTCCGGTCGCCTGGTTAACAGAGTCGATCATCGACAGGAATGAGTTTGTCAGCGCGGTATTGGCCTGTGAAAGCGTGCGCGGTAGTTTCTCGAACTCTGCATTCACTGAGCCGGTTTGCTTCTGAATGGCGTTCAGAGCATCTTCTGCCGTCAGTTTCCCGTCCAGCATGAGCTGACGAAGTTCTCCAATGCTTACACCCATCCCGGCGGCAATCTGGCGCGCCAGTTCCGGCATTTGCTCAAGGATGGAGTTGAACTCCTCCGCCCGAACCGCACCGGAGGAAATTGACTGCCCGAACTGGCGCAGCGCATTCGCCATTTCTTCTGCCGAGGATCCGCCAATGCGACCTATTTTCTGAAGTGTTTCGGTGAGCTGGATGACCTGGCCGTTCGTCGCACCGGTGTCGCGCAACGCCGTGCTGAGAGTCTCCCACAGCTTCGCTGTATCCTGTAGCGAACCACCCGTTGCCGAACTGATGCGCATCAGATTCTGCATAGTCTGCGAGGCTGTCGCTGCGCTACCAGTAAGCCTCTCTATACGAGCGTTGAGCTGGCTCATGTTGTCAGCAGCAACGAGGAATGCACGCCCCCAGTCAACAACTATCGATGCAGCTATGGCCCCGGCAACTTTGTTTATGCTGGTCTGGAGTTGGTCAAACTTACTGGCCGCTTTTGACGCTCCGCCACTCATCTTCTCAAGGCGCTCATTTACTTTGCGCTGGGCCTCAATCAGATTCGCAACATCCATCTGCACCTGATAGACGATATTGCCTACCTGTTCACTGTTGGCCATGCTTTTCTCCGGGCATAAAAAAACCCGCCGGAGCGGGTTTTAATGTTCAAGTGTTTATTACTTACATCTATTTGGTATGTCTTTTTCTGCGATCTCACCTTGCTTTGTGAGATCGTAAATTGTCGGATCGTCTATAGAAATCTGGCTTGCCTTTTCAACCACAGGGGCAATAAATACCAATGAGGCTTTATTATCACCTTTGGTCACTTCAGCCTTGCCGCATACGTTTCCAAATCTGGCGTACACTGTGTCTCTGTCGTCAGGGAAGAAATTAACTTCCTTTAATGAAACGACTTTTACGTCTTTTGGAAAGAAACCGCTTTCTGCTCTTTGTTTCACAGCATTGACAATTTCTGCATCAGTAGCCGCCATAACACAAGGTGCAGCGAGCAGCGTTCCCAATAAAATTAATGTACGCATCTTTCTATTCCCCATTGGTAAAAGTGGAAACATCCTAACCAGGAATAGCACAGTTGCAACGCAAAAGGTTGATTTATTGACTTCAAAAGCTGGTAGACCGAAGATCGGTTACTTCTGATTCTCCCTTGCCAGCCTGCGCTTACGTCGCGCAAAGTAGTCATCTGCCGCGCTATCGTACTCATCCCGCGTATACCCCTTCTGTTCAGGGTATTTAGCAACCAACATCATCTGGAACTCTGTCATAGTCAACTGCGCGGCCTCTTCTTTACTGATGTTAAAGTGATTTCTCGCAGCAATAATGTAATCCGACACCCTGAATTCATTGGTAGGCTCGTTCGATTCGTGGCGCTGTAGCTTACGTAAGTTTCCCTTCCCGATAACGCCGTGCATCATCAAGCTTTGAGCGATAATGACCATTTCCTGAGGCGACATAATACCCTGCCGCCACATAAATCCGCGCTTCCGGCTTTTACTTGGCTTCATCCAGCCGATAAGATCCCCTACATCATCCTCACAGCATGCAGACAAAACCGCATGCGCAGCCATGATCGCCTTACGGCTTAGTATGCCGCTCTTGATGTAGTGAATTACATATTCAGGCAGGCTATCATATTCTGAATGAATGTAGGATTCGGCAGCCTTCTTGATGAGCTTAGCGGCCTCATCATTATAAAGATCGTAAAACGTCTGAACGATTTCTACCGGATCGCCGATACTTGATATCGCGAGAAATGACGGGCGGAAAAAGTAGTCCTTATCCCCGACACTAATAAGGCATTCTCCAAACTCTTTAACTGGTGTCATCTATCCCCCCATAAGCAAAATCAAGGGCAGCGATCTACCCTTTGTTTTGCTTACACAGTGACAGTTACGGTGTGGGTTGCCGTGAATGCACCATCATCAGTGGTGACAGTAATCACTGCGGTTCCCGCCGTAGCCCCCGATGGGGCAGATACAGTTACGGTACTGCCTGAGAAAGCCACCGTAGCGCGAGCTGGCACGGATGAAGTGACAGTAAATACTTTATTGTCAGCATCTTCTGGGGAAATGTTCACGGTGAATGTTGTACTTGAACCAGCCGCAATAGAACTGCTGGTTGGTGTAACCGTCACGCCTGTTACCGCGATATCGCCATCAGCTTCGGTGATCTGGAAAGTAGAACCATCTGCCAGCTTGAACTCAAAGCTGTAGGTGACAATTTCCTTTACGCCGCCACCATCACTGGCACCAGACGGAACCATGTAGCCGATGTGATAATAATCGCCCCAATGGAAACGCATCCACACGCCAGGCTGACGGCGGGCGCGTACCTCATCAACGATATACTTCACGAACTGCTGAACGCCGAATTCGTCGGTGCGGTCCTTAACACGCACCTCACCTTCAATCGAATAGGTTGGATCGAGGCTGGAGATCAGGTTTGAACTGAATCCGCCATTATCCGCATCAGACGTCAGCGCCTCAGGACTTAAATCCCACGTAGCCGAAGTTGGAAGACCCATTAACTTCCAGTCACCTTCCTCCGGCACCATGTCAGCGCATCCGTACGCCAGTTCCAGCGTCTTCGCGCGACCAATTAGTTGTTCGTTATTGGAGCAGCCTTGCATCGTTGCTTACCTCATTTCTGATAATAAAGAAGGCCGCTCAAGCGACCTTGTGTGATGTTGATTTTTAGCTATCCGCCGAAGAGACAGGCAAATTGCAGGCGCCACACCATACGCCCTTCGGTAGTCATTACAGGTGATGGTATGCCGCCCATATTTGAGATTTGCCCCAGGAAGCGATTTGTCATCGGATTGGCTTTCACATATTCGATAATGGCTTCAACATCGGCCTCGGCTTTGGCCTTATCGCCCTTAGCCGTTCCTGCAATAACGTCAACTAGAACGTAATAATCTGCTGCCATATCCCGGTCTATCGCCGTGCCGCCATTTGGGCGGAAGACAATGAACCGATCGGTTAGTTTTCCAGAATCTACCCAAGACAAAGACTGGATGATGTAGCCAGTAGTAAGCCCAGCATCAACGAGCACGTTGCGAACACGCTTATACATCGGAGTGGTCAAAGTGATAGTTCCTTCTTAATTACCGCGTCGATTTGCCTGCGGGTATCATCAAACCCTTTGGTTAAAAACTCCTTCCTGGCAGTCGCCCGGCGGAAGTTCTGAGGTATGCTTGGGTCATGGACGTATGCAGCATAGTTAGCTGAATAGCCAACCCGGCCCGTAACGCGATTGCCATTTACAGTAATCTCGCGGAACTGGCTATTTATGAGGGTTGATGTATCGATCGGGGTATAGAGCGCCGCCTGAGATCCGCCGATAATCAAAGCTGATTGCATGGCTCTGACGACCTTTCTCCCCTGAATATCACCTACCAGAGCATTAAGGTTTTTCTTCGCCTGGCTGATGCCCTTTACTTTGATGCCCATGGCTACACTCCCGTCAGAATGGCGTAATCATCCGCCAGGCGCTCAAACGTGTCGGCATAACGGATAACCTGCCGCACCTCGTCGGCACCGGCGACAACCGGGTCCGCTTCGGTCGATACGCCAATCAGCAGGTAATCACCCGTGGCCGCCAGCGCGAACTCTGTCCAGACGGTGTTCTTAACGACGATTTCAGCGCCCAGGCTGGCTAACTTCTTACTGAGCCCGCCCTCGTAATCGCAGAGGATTTGCTCAGGTTCGGCATAGCCAAGCGGATCGCCGTATTCGTCATTTCCTTCCAGTTTGCGCCAGATGGTCGCCGTGGCGGTATAGCTCCAGTTCGCTACCGATGACATCAGCCCTCCTTCCAGCGCAGCACCTTCGCGCCAGTCGCCCGGATGCGCGGGCAGTTGATGAACCACTCGCCATCCGATTTCACGTAGCCGGTAGTCTCCCGCCCCGTGTCGGTCATCACCCAGACGCGGGTGAACGAACGCGGCAGCCCGTGCTTAACTGATTTGTACGTCATCACTTATCCCCGCACATGCAGCCGCCCTTACCGATCCAGATACCAGCGAATGCCGGGGTGGCGGTAGGGTCGGCAGGGATCAGGGAGGTGGCACAACCGTATTTATCCAGCCCTCGCAACAGGTTAACCGAGGCCTTCCAGCGATCGGTAAACGACTGGTACCTGAAAGAGCGCGACGCCCCGCTTGGAGCCGTCTGGCTGGAGATGTATTTATCCCCCTGCCCGAGCCCCATAAGCGCCAGCAGATAGAGCTGAATCAACAGCGAGGTCGATGCAGGATAATGTGCATCGAGACACTCCTGTATGCTGTTGGCCTGGTCGACGAGAGCCTGAAGAACAAAATCGGG